AGTTGATGGCTCATGATGTCCCTCTGGGATGCGCTCCGGATGAATATGATGATCTCATATCAGGAACTTGTTCGCACCTTCCTTAGAACTCTTCATAATCTAGCCTCACGTAAAATGGGGAATCCCATTTTAGTATGGGTATGAAGCCGCTCGAATCAATGAGGCGAAGAACAGATTTTTTTAAAAATATGATTTCACCATAAAAAAACCCGCAACGTGGCGGGCTTTTCGAGGTTAATTATCTACAGGCGTTATACTCCATAATCAGAAGCATACAGGACGGTTTTATGCAAAGTCAATACCATCGTGCAAAAAAGTGTCGCCATTTGCTCCGATCATATTAATAAGTCGTTGCTTTCTCGAATTCTACAGCAGCGTGATGCTCCCCCTGGCGCAAAGTCTCCACCAGCATTTCATAGAAGGGTTTCCAGTTGCGTGACCATGAGGACTGATGAAGGTCAGGGAGGCGCTTCAGAATGGCACGGTGTACCGTCGCCGAGGAGATAGCAGAGAAACCATTACCAGAGCAACGTTCACACGTTTTGAAAACCGGTGCGCCGCGGTCTTTAGTCGCTTTGCGGTCCAACACTTCGCCTTTACCGCCACACCTGCACCGGGCAAGGATCACTTTCTTTCCTCCGCATGTTCCGCAAACCCTATTCACCAGCTCATTTTTAATCTTCGGGGCCACCACTTCGGCACCGTCAGCGTCGAAAATACCAGGGTGTTTAATCACATCCTCATTCGTGGAGATAAACCCGGTCCCATTGCAGCTGTGACACGTCACGCTGGTAGCCGCCGAACGGGAGTAATCGGCAAAGGCAAATTGTGCCA